ATATAATATATATATATATGCTACATAGTGTTACCGGTAAGTAAGTTTTAGTATTTGAGAAATATTGTAATGTTGTATAAATTATTACATAGAACTATGGGAATAAGTATAGAATTCATATCGCACTTGCCAATGGAGTTGCAAGAGGACATATTGAAGCTTATGTCTATGAAGGAAGGCAAGGATTTTCCTATAGAGATAGATGACAACGTATATTTTGTAGAGGAGCCTGTTGCTAAGTTAATAGAAGAGTTAACTGAAGAGAATATTGGGTTCAGGAATAGGCTAGACGAGCTAGATGGAATACCAAAAAATTAAAGGCAATCGTCATTACATTTATGATCACATAAGTGAGTTCTATAATGACCATCCTGACAAGACTCCTCTGAAGGACTGGCGTGATGGTAAACAAGATGATTGGGTCTACAGTGATGATGACAGGATAATTCAGTTATTGAAGGTCGCTGACTTAAATCATCCTAATGACAGGAAAAATTATAAATGGGCAAGGAATTATGTAAGGACTGTAGTAGGCACATTTGTTAACAATAAGAAGACTTTTATGGATACTGATTTTGACCAGCATCCTAACAGGTACACATTTTCTAAGAAGATCAAGTATACGAACATGAGGGTAAGGAAACGTAAGAAGGTGACGAACAATGAAAAGATATTCGCTACTAATGTCGTTACGGGAATGGGCCCGGTTAAAGCTTACATGGATGCATTTCAAGCTGCTACTGATGAGAACAAAGCTAAGAAGAAAGCGTTAGTACTTTTAAAACAGGAGAGGATTATGCAAGAAATAGAAAAGACAGTATTAGATGTTGCTAAAGCGTTAGGTGTTGACCACAAGTATGTTTTAAACAGGCTTAAGTGTTTAGCTGACAATAGTGAAGACGATAATATCATATTGCAGTCTACTAAAGAGCTAGGCAAGATTATAGGTACATCAGTTAATACAGTGAAGCACCGTGAGATGGGTGTCTTTGGTGTCTTCCAAGGTTTCTCTCCAGATCAGTTAGAATCTGCTAAGCAAGAAGTACTACCAGAGAAGAGTGATGGCTGAACCAACTCTTTTAGAATTAATCTCAGGCGGCAAGGTTAGGCATGGAGGTACTGGTAAGTACAAAGAGGAAGAAGGTGCTATAGCTCCATTAACTGAATCAAAATTAGTTACAGATTTTGTATTGCCTATGGTGACAGGGGCAACTGCAGCGACAGAAGATTATGAACCGGGTGCTTTAGATGTAGCGTTTGCTATTCCAGTAGTTGGCAAAGCAGGCAGGGTAGGTTTAAATATTGGTAAGAAAGTGGCTGGAAGACTATTTTCTAAAGAAACTTTAAAAAGTTTAAGTTCTATAAAACCTAAGATTCAAGCATTTCGTAGAAAGAATATGTATAGAGGAAATGTTTTGTTACCTGAGTCAACATTAACACAATCTCAAAGGGCTCTTGTTAAGGAGACAAGAGAGTTCACAAAGGAAAATTTAACAAACGAAGAAGGATATAAAAGATATATTAGGACATTCTTTGATGACGCTTTTATTGAACCAGACGAAATGGAATTATTAGAGGATTATCTGATGAATTCTCCACGTGGTAAAATTTATTGGAAGGAATTCAAACAAATTGTTGGAGAAAATATTGATATAATGGACTATCGAAATATGGTTAACCCAACAACAGATTTTCTGAGAAGGGCAATGGGGAAGGGGACGGTATATGGCGTCCATATGCCAGGTAGTCAACAAGTTGCTGGAAAACAAAAATTGTTTAATTGGGGTGACAGTGACAGACTAAGGAAGACAACTGGACAAACAAATGTACACGAATTTACACATGCTGGACAGTTACATAGATTTCAGGGTAAACTTATTCATGGTTTGAAAAATATATTTGATCCTAACTTGAATCCAGATATTTTTTCAGCAAGTACTAAACTTCAGTCTGCTATGGCTAAAGCTAAAGGTACAACTGAAGCTATATCTGGTTTAGTTAAGCAAGGAGGTTCGAGACAGATATTTGGAGTGTTTCAACATAAATTAATGAGGAATATGAGGCCTGAAGCTAAGGAACTTATGAAAAGACAGTTTTCTAAAAAGGGAGGTTTACTTAATTATTTAAGAATAACAGGAAAGTACAGTAGTGAAGTGAGAGATAAAAATTATATTCTATATGTGAATGATTGGTGGGAAACAACAGCAAGGCTTAACGCAATGAGGTATATTGAACATCTTGGTCTTGATGTAAGGAAAAGTTCTCAATATAGAGAGTTGCTGAGTACATATGATGAGGGTTTTATTAAAGAGATATATAAGTATTCTTGGGCTGGTATCCCTCTATCTGATGCACAACTCTTTGGAGAACCTGATGAACATTTAAACAGATTGGAGAAAATTGAATGAGTATCAAGAATACAGATAAAGGTAAACATCTTAATATGTTTACTGGCAAACCTAAAACTGATAAGAAATCAAGTGATAAAGCTTTTGATATGATGACAACAGCCAGTGATAAGACTGATGTAGATTTTTCTAAGTTAAGTAGTACAGCCCATACTGTCTTAGCTGGAGCTGGTATGATTCCAGCTATTGGTAATGTTGCTGATGTAATGGACGCTGTTTTATATGGATTAGAAGGTGATAAGTATGGAGCTGGTCTATCGTTAATGTCAGCTTTACCAATGGTTGGTCTTATGGCTGGAGGTATAAAACTGGTTAAAGGAGGCAAAAAGGCTGCGAATATAGCTAAAATCCAAAAGCGTCAAGTTACTTTAGTTGAAGGTGCACAAGAAGTTGTTAGACAATATGGATTCGATCCAAATGATGCTGAGTTAGTCAGTAATATTGCAGATACTGTATCTGATGCTGCAGAGGGATTAATGGAAGCAGGTAGAAAATATGAGAATTTGCTAAGTAAAGGTATTCCAACTGATGATGCTCAGGCTGTTATGACTTATCTTGATCATATTAGCCCTAGAGCAATTAAGGCAGCTGAAGATTTTAAGAAGATGGGTTATGATGAGTTAGAATTTTATGGTAAAGAAGCTGTTGATGAAATGAATCGGTTAGTAAAAAAGGGCAAAGAGTTGTACAAAACAGGAGAAATGAATCGTGAATTACCAAGAGGTGGATATAATATGTATGAACGTATGATGGAGGGTAAATCAGCTTATTCTAAAGCAGATTTAGAACTTTTAGAGATATTAGGTATAAAGCCACCCCGTCACCTGCGGTGAATATTAACACACAGAATGTATCACAGGCAGAAGAAGTATTTGAATTAGCAAGTAAAGATTTAATATCATTTGGCAAGCTGTTTCTTCCTGATGACTTCATGCGCAGCGAAACTCCTCCCTTCCACTATGAAGTCACGGATGCAATAGATGATAAGTCTGTTAAGCAGCTTGCTATTATTTTACCTCGAGGTCATGGTAAGACAGTACTGACTAAAGCATCAGTATTAAAAGATTTCGTATTTTGTCCTAAAGATGATATGATGTTTTACGCATGGGTATCTGCTACACAGAAGCTTTCTGTAGGCAACATGGACTACATAAAGCATCACCTTGAATACAATGACAGGTTCTTATATTACTTTGGTAAGACGAAAGGGCCCAAGTGGACTGAAGAAGATATAGAACTGTCTAATGGGTGTAAACTTATCTCCAAATCTAATGTAGCAGGTATCCGTGGCGGTGCAAAACTCCATAAACGATATGACTTAATTATACTTGATGACTTTGAGCATGAAGCAAATACTATTACAAGAGATGCTCGTAGTAAGAATGCTAACCTTGTAACTGCTGTTGTATACCCTGCTATTGAACCTCATACTGGAAGACTAAGAGTGAATGGAACTCCTGTACACTATGATTCATTCATCAATAACCTGCTTATTAATCATGCGAGAGCTCAATCGGATGGTGATGATTTTGCATGGAAGATAATAACACATAAGGCATATACTAAGTCAGGTGATGCCTTGTGGTCATCTTGGTTCCCAACTACTAAATTAGAAGAGAAAAAGAAATTCTATAGGGATTCTGGACAGGCCTCCAAGTTTTACCAGGAATATATGATGGAAGTCCAGAGTGCTGAAGATGCATTATGGACAAGAGAACATATAAAGTATTGGAAAGGGTATTATGATTATGATGCAGATGAGAATCAGAACTTCCTTGTTGTAGAAGGAGAGAGATTCCCTGTTAATTGCTTTGTAGGATGTGATCCTGCTACTGATATTGATACAAAAGAATCAGACTTCTCTGTTATAATGTGCATTGCGATTGACAGTGATAATAGTCTTTATGTACTTGACTATGAGAGACACAGGAGTATCCCTACAATAGGTGCTAAGAATGCTGAGAATGTTATTATAGATAGGAAAGGTGTTGTGGACTATATATTAGAGATGCATCAGAAGTACCATTGTATTTCTTCTACTGTAGAAGATGTCGCAATGAATAGGAGTGTGTTCCAATCATTGAATGAGGAAAGGAGAAGGCTTAATAAGTTTGATGTAGCTGTAATTCCTGAGAAGCCAGGCGGTAGACAGAAGATAAATCGTATATACAGTGGACTCTCAGGCAGGTTTAGTATGGGAACAGTATATTTGAGGGAAAATATGTTTGATTTAACTAACGAAATTGTTACTTTTGGACCGCGAATGGCTCACGATGACACTATAGAAGCTCTTTTTTATGCTAATCTGCATGCTTTTCCTTCAGATTTAAGTAAAAATGATGACAAAAGGTTGTGGTTTAAGCCAAAAAAGCGTGTAAAAAGTTGGATCGTAGCATAAAATAAACAAAAAAGGGTAATAAAATGGCTGGATTAAGAAAAAGAATAGGGAAACGGATATCTGAAGCGGTATCAAAACGTAGAATCAAGAAACTTGCAAAGAAAGGTAAAGTAACTGCTGGATTTGGGGCAACAAAAGGTTCTAAAGTTTCTAAAAGAGTGTATGATAAAGGTGGAAGTAAACAGCGAAAAGAGATGAAAGCTACAGGCAAAGTCTCAAGAGGAGCTGTTGGAGCTGAAGCAACTAAAGGCGGAACATACGTTAAATACGGAAAGAAAACCAAAGCAGCTGGAGATTTTAGGGCAGCTTTTAAATCAGGTTGTGCTAAAGGTGCAAAATCTTTTACTTGGCAAGGTCGTTCATATAGTTGCGCTAAGAAGTAATGCCAAGATTTGGTAGGCGTTCTAAAGAACGATTAAAAGGTGTTGATGCTAAACTTGTAAATGTCCTAAATGAGCTTATTAAGATAATGGATGTTACCATTATTGAAGGACTGCGAAGTAAAGAGCGTCAAGAAGAACTCCTTGAAAAAGGAGCGACGAAGGTTAAATATTCAAGGCATATGTCTGGGAAAGCTGTTGACTTAGCTCCATATCCTATAGATTGGGAAGACAGGGAACGGTTTCATTATATGGGTGGTATGTTGAGAGGAATAGGACATCAATTAGGACTAAAGATTCGTTGGGGTGGCGACTGGGATTCAGATGGCGAAATCAAAGATAACTCATTTGATGATTTAGTTCATGTAGAAATAAAGGAGTAAATTATGGCTAACAAAATAAAAAAAGAAGTTGGATTATCCGCAGCGGCTAAATGTCAGAAAAAAGGTGGCAAATGGTCAAAAGGGAAATGTGTCACTCCTGCTAAAAAAGTTTCAAAAACAGGAGCTACAGCATCAATTAATTTACTTACATCTGGGCTGATGGGGAGAAATGAGAAAAAATAAATGCCAAGAAAAACTAAGAAAACTAAGGCCCAAGTAAATAAGCAATTATGGGATAGAGCAAATACTTCACATAGGACTAAGTGGCAATCTATATCGCAGAAGTCATATGATTTTTATTTAAATGAGCAACTGACTAAAGAAGAGCAGTCTATGCTTGAAGAGTCAGGGATGCCTACATTCATTATAAACAGGGTAACTCCTATTGTAGAGATAATGAAATACTTTGTAACTGCTAATAATCCAAGATGGAAAGCAGTAGGTGTTACAGGTGATGATACAGATATAGCTCAGGTACATTCAGATATAACAGATTATTGTTGGCACTTGTCTAACGGCAAATCAATATATAGTCAAGTAGCTCTTGATGCTCTCACTAAAGGTATTGGCTACTTCATGGTTGATGTAGACCCTGATTTAGACAGGGGCATGGGAGAAGTATTATTTAAGCGTGTAGAACCATATGATGTATATGTAGACCCTGCGAGTAAAGATTTCTTATTTAGAGATGCTTCTTTTATTAGTATTCGTAAGAATCTATCTCGTACAAGATTAATTAATATGTTTCCTCAGTTTGCTGCTAAAATAAAGAAAGTAGAAGCATCAAGTGATGTTGTAAGTTATTCACAAAGAGATTTAGATCAGTCTGCTTCAATACAGCAGGAAGATATAACATTAGGTATAGACTTAGAAGCTGAAGATGATGCTATACTGCCATATTATGAGACATACAAGAAAATAAAGTTTCCATATAGAAATGTATTTATAAAGATTGACCCAAGCCCTGCTCAGATGCAACAAATAAAAGATAATGTTGAAGAAGAGATGGAGAAATTTCGTCAGGAAATAGATGTAAGTCTTAAAGAAAAGTCATTACAAATCCAGCAGTCTGTTGAAGCAGGAGAGATGATTCCTGAGAGAGCAGAGCTTGAAATACAGAAGTCTGAAGAGATGTCTAAACAGGCAATGCAGGAAAAAGAGATGCAACTTATGTCTGAGGCCCAAGATGCAGCAACTGTTATAGATCAAAAGATTATGACTGAAAAGAATTATAGAGCTCTTATTAAAGGCGGAGGAATGGCTGATAATATAGTGGATTCAATACAGTTTTATGAAAATAGGATTGTACTTGTATGTTCAGTAGGCGATGATGTTCTATTATATGAGCGTACTTTAGAGATTTCTGAATATCCTATTATCCCTATTCCGTATATGTACACAGGAACTCCTTACCCAATGAGTGCTGTAACTCCTCTTATAGGTAAACAGCAGGAGATTAATAAGGCCCACCAAATCATGTTACATAATGCTAATTTAGCTTCTAACTTGAGATGGATGTATGAAGAAGGCTCTGTACCTGAAGAAGAATGGGAACGGTATTCATCAGCTCCCGGTGCCTTATTAAAGTATAGACAAGGATTTAATGCTCCTACTCCTATATTACCAGCCCCAATCAACAATGCATTCTTCTCAGTAGTCCAAGAAGGTAAACAGGATGCTGAATATATAGCAGGTGTTCCTTCAGCAATGATGGGATTTACTCAGGAGCAGGCTGAGACATATAGAGGGTTACTTGCTAATGATGAATTTGGCACTCGTAGGTTGAAAGCATGGATGGGTTCTATTGTAGAGCCTGCCCTTGAACATCTTGGTAAATGTTTTCAAATGATATCACAGAATCATTATACAGCAGAGAAAGTATTTAGAATTGTACAACCTGAAGCAGGTCAGAAACCTGATCAAGATAAAGAATCAAGAATTAATATTCCTATTTATAATGATTATGGAAAAGCAATTGGATTATTTAGAGATTATAACTCATCAAGGTTTGATGTAAGGCTTATAGCTGGAGCAACAATGCCTATTAATAGATGGGCTCTTCTTGAAGAATATTTTAAGTGGTTCCAAGCTGGTCTTATAGATGATATAGCAATGATTGCTGAAACAGATATCAGGAATAAGAAGCAGATTGTTGAAAGAAAATCAATGTATTCTCAGATGCAAGGACAGATATCATCTATGGAAGAATCTCTAAAAGATAAAGAAGGAACTATTGAAACATTAGAACGTCAGTTAGTACAGGCAGGTATTAAGATGAAAGTTGGAGATGCTGCTAATGAAGTTCGTAAAGATGTATTAGAAACAGAAGCACAACAGAAGCTTTTAAGAGGAATGTTGAAGACAGAGTTTGAAAAAGAGAAGATGGCAATTAAACAGCAAGTTGCTGCTGGCGAAACTGAAGAACTTGAAGGTGAATAATTGGTTCAATGGAATAAAAAATCTTATCCCAATATGGCTAGAAGCGGTAGTAAGAACGGCAGATGGAAAGATGGAAGCAGTCAAACTCATTATAGAAATAAAGCAAATGCTGGTCGTGGTGAAGTAGTTCATCATAAAGATAATAATAAGAAAAATAATAGTAGATCAAATGTAGAAGTTATATCTAAGGCTAAACACAATAAGGTTCATCCTGAGAAAGGTGGTAAAAGGAAGTGTAAATCTGGTCAAGTTTGGAGCAAGAAATTAAAAGCCTGTGTATAACAAAAGAATAGTTGTGTTTAATATTTTACCAATATTATATTTTAACAAACAAAAAGGATAGCAAATGGAACAAGAACAAGTAAGCAACGCCGAAATGGCCCCTGAAAGTGATGTCCAAGATAGTATCTTTGACGCTGGTGAATCTGAAGACTTTTTTACTGCTTTAGATTCATCTGTTAATGGTGGTATCCAAGATGAACAAGAACTTACGCAGTTAACCTCGGAAGAAGGTGATAACACACCACAGAGCCCTAGTGAAGTTCAGCAGCAAAGTGATGACGTTGGTCAAGAAGCTTTGCAAAAGAGGTATAGTGATTCAAGTAGAGAAGCTAAAAGATTAAACGGACAGCTCCAAGAACTCGAACCATATATGCCTATACTCGATGCAATGAGAGAAGACCCTAATTTAATTCAGCATGTGCGGAATTACTTTGAGGGTGGGGGTCAAGCTCCTCAGAATATGTCTGAAAAGCTTGAATTACCTGAAGATTTTGTATTCGATGCTGATGATGCTTTCAGCACTCCTGAATCCGATTCAGCGAAAGTGTTAGGTGCAACGGTAGATGGTATAGTGCAGCGAAGATTGAATAATACTTTGCAAACACAACGTACTGAAAACCAGAGGTTAGCTAAAGAAACTGCTTTTCGTCAACAACATGAAATGTCTGATGATGAGTGGAAAGATTTTGTTGACTTTGCTAAATCCAAATCACTTGAGCTAGAAGATATTTATTTTTTAAAGAATCGAGAGAACAGGGAAGCTAATATAGCTGATAACACAAGACAGCAGATGGCTGATCAAATGCGTAAAGCACAAGACCAACCTCGTTCTCTTGCTACAGCAGGAAGCACACCAGTAGAACAATCTCCAGATGATTCAGTATTTGATGCCATAGTAGGACTTGACTCAGAATTAGATTCTGTATTTGGCTAATTTAGCTGAATACTTTAATTAAAATAAGGAGTTAATAAAGATGGCTGATCTATTTCAGTTAGAATCTGGATTAACTGAATCCTCCTCTCCTACTGGTATAAGTCCAGCATCATCTTCGCTTGATACAGGCGATCTTAGACGAAAGTACAATTTTGGCGACAGAGTATCCGAATTAGCGATTGCTCAAGACCCATTTTTTCGCTTTGTGTCTAAACTTGCTAAAAAGCCTACAGATGATCCTGAATTTAAATTCACAGAGAGGCGTGGCTCTTATCATAAGCGATATGCGTATGTTGTTGGTTTTTATAATGGGTCTGCAGATGCATTTAACAGCTCAGAACTATTAACCAGTGGCGGAGCAGCTTTATCAACATCTGCTGGACAGCAAGTAAAAGTATTTATGGCAACTGATTATAAATCAGCTGGCAATATAGGTACTATTTTTGGACAGTCAGGTAATGATATTTTGGTTGGAGATGATGGTACTCAACCTGAGTTCCTTCTTCCTGGTCAAATGATCAAGATTAACATGACAAGTAATGATACTGGTGGACACGATGGCGGCTCAGCCGTAACAAGTGTTAGTCAAAAAGATTATATTGTTATTAAAGTTGATACTGTGCATGCTCAAGCAAATACTGCTAGTGTTGTAGGCCGTGGACTAAATGATGGTGCTGTTGAAACTGCTAAGACGTATTACTATACGCCGATAACAGGTACGATTGTTAGACCTTTGGACGCAGCTGCTAATAAAGAACTTACTTCTTTTGTAGCTGATGATCCAATTGGTGTTACATATAGTGCTTCTGTTTCAAACGTATTAGAACCTATGCGTTCTTATGTAGTTGGTACAGCTCACGCTCAAGGATCAGGTTACCCAGAAACATGGAAGGATCAACCTTTCTCGACCGGATACGGACGTACACAAATTTGGAAGACTGCAATGGCAATGGATAACACTACTCGTGCTACCGTGCTAAAGTATGAACCTAATGAGTGGGCCCGTGTTTGGAAGGAAAAGTTGGTCGAACACAAGTGGGATATCGAACAAAGTCTTTTGTTTGGTTCTCAGTATGATTCCGGTAGTGAATGGTATACACAAGGTGCTGTTGATTATATTTCAGGATATGGTAATGTGTTTAGTCTTGCAATTGCAACTAAGACACAGGACGATTTCTTAGATGATTTAAGCAATTACCTTGATCCAAGATACAACAATGCTAGCGCATCGATGTTCTTTTGTGATACTGCTACTTACAACTGGCTTCATAAACTAAGTGGGTATTTCTCAAATAATCTTGAGATATCACCTAACTTTAGAGCTGATATGTCTTTAACAGCTAAAAAGAAGGCATTTGGAGTTAGTATTTCTACTATTAATACACCTTATGGTGATATGAATGTAGCTAGGAATATTCACCTTGATGGACATCCTATCAAGATTCTTGCAGTCAACATGAGATATGTTAAGTACAGACCTCTTGTTGGTAATGGTTTGAATCGTGATACGGCTGTTTATGTTGGTGTCCAAACCTTAGAAAACAGTGGTGTTGATCGTCGGGTTGACTTAATCCAAACAGAAGCTGGGATGGAATGGCAAATGCCAGAAGCCCACGCTTACTGGTCATAAGGAGGTAATGAATAATGGGAATTCCACTTTATGGACAAAATAAGCAAGGTGGTAAGATCGATGATGTTCTTATCAACTCAAAGAATGTTTGGACATTCGATAGACCTCCAATGGTACTTGATGATGGTATGCTCGGTGGAGCTCAAAAGCTTGCTGATGGAACTGCTCAGGATGTTGTATTACATCAATATCCAGCAGGATCAGGTTCTATATATGGATTGCAGTTAGCTGCATCCTATAATGGAACTCAAGATATTGACGGGCCAGCTGTAGCATCTACTGGAATGAATTATGAAGGTGATGAAGCTGATGATGAAGGATTTCAGTGGGCAATGAGTTATCCCGGTAGTAAGGGAATTGAAAATGTTGATTCTTTTACAGTTGGCGGTCCTGCATTTTATGCTAAGCTTAAATATAGTATTGAAGATGTTAGTATTACTGATGATTGTGCTTTTGGCTTTAGGTTGAAATCACAAGCTTCTAATGCTGCTCTTGATAACTATACTGATGTAGCTTGTCTTAATCAGCAAAATACCGCTATTAACGTAGAAAGTATTTTAAATAATGCTACTACAGTTACTACTGATACTACGGATAACTGGGGTGATGGCGAAACTCATACAGTAGAAGTTCGCATCTCAAAAGCTGGTGTTGCTTCTTACCGTTTAGATGGTAGGGCAGTTACAACATCTCCTACTGCTGATGTGACTTTTGATGCTGGTGATGTCTTCACACCATTTATGTTTTTCTTACACTCCAGTGCAGCTTCTTGTGATGTTATTTTACAAGAGTTGGAAACTGGATTACTGTAAGGAGTAACTAATGGCTAGAGTAGGAGCGAGTGCTGGCTGGCAAGATAATTGTGTCGAGACAGTTACAGCATCTCAAACACTAAGTTACAATGATAGTGGCAAGGTATTCCTTGTTGGCACAGATGCATTAACAATTACCTTACCAGCTACTAAAGCAGGTGTTAGGTATACATTTGTTAATAGTGGTGCTGACGATGCAGTCTTAGTTACTGTTGACCCAAATGCTTCTGATAAGATAATGGGCACTATTGCAGCTGTACGAATGTCAGCTGGAGATGGTGGAGCTTTGACTAATACCAAATCTGGAGCTAACAAAGGCGACTGGGCTACTATTGTTGGTGATGGAAGTGATGGCTGGTATATCATCGGTGGCGATGGTGTATGGGCTGGAGCTTAATCTAAATAAATAAGGCGACTGCTGTTTCCTGATATTTTTCAGCTTCCTTTCTAATATTTGGAAGCAGCATAG